CCTGGTAGGGGAATACTCAATCAGCCACTACATCTAGTGGTTGGCGGTTTCCATCAGGCAAAAAAAAGCCCCGGAGGGCCGGGGCTCAACTCATGTAAGGAGAAAAACGGGGGTCTTGATTCTACCCCTATTGGCCGTAAACGTCGTTGCCGTAGCGGATCCAGGTTCTTGTGCCAGCACCGGGGCCGAGGCGGTACATGGTATCGCCGTACTGGATATAGCTCTGCGTGCCGCGTGGGTCGCCCTGGATCACTGCCGTACTGCTGTTGCTGCGGTACGAGGGCACCACCGGCTGGAAGGCTTGATTGCCCCAGGCGCTCTGTGGCTGCTGCTGTTGCGGCATCGCATAGCCGCCGTAGGAATTGATCTGCCCCCAAGCGTGTGCCGTGGTGGCGTTCAGCGCTGCCCAGACGATCCCAAAGGCAAGCGCGGTCTGCAGGATCAGCGCGGCGGTCGTGTTTTTGGTGGTGGCGTTCATGGTGTTGCTCCGTTGGTTGCTGTTTCTTGGTGGGTACACTATAATGTATAGCACACATCCACAGGAATACAACCAATGGCACTGCAAAGACGAATTATTTTTTTGACTCAAGCGCAGATCGAGCGCCTCACGGCGCTCGCGCAAGGGCGCAGCCTGGGCGAGATGGTCCGCGCTGCGATCGCCGAATACCTAGACCGCAGGGAGAAGGCCCAGGAGCGGAGGGAAGACCAATGACCACCATGATTCCCGTCGAAGATTGTTTCAAACTCTACCCACCCGGCGCCGAGGCCGTCATCGCGCTCATTCGGGAAAGACTGGAGAGGCCGGCGCCTTAAGACAGCAGGTAAGACCCTGCGGGCTCGCGTATCTCGGGGATCTTGGTAATGGATCGGTCCATCAGGATCTCTTTGCGCTTGGCGTAGGGTAGATCCTGGCCGATCAGGATGGCGTTCAATCGCTGCAGATCCGACACCAGATCCAGCTCTGCCGTGGTCAGGGTGTTGCGGTTCATGCCCTCGAAACGCCCCGACAGCACCGCCGACACCAGCCGCGCCTCATTGGCGTAATGGTGGGGCTTGGTTGCCTTCCCTGCCGCTTCCCGGCGTTCCTGCAGGGTGCGGCTCATCCACTCATACCCGACTTTGGTTTTGTCGCGGAGCTGCCGCCAGTCCGGGTCACGCTGTTGACGGGCCAGGCGATCGAGTTCATTCAGAACGCGGCGGAATGCCTTAACCAAGGCTTCCTTGAAGTCGAGAACCGTCTCAGAGTTCCGAAACAACGTCATCAGGAACGTGGCCTGGTCCTCGTTCATGACGGCATATTCGGTTTCCCGGCCGCCAGACTTCTGGATTTCAGTTCTAAAAGTTCCGAGCCTTTCGAACCGCGCCTGGTGCTTTCGCACCAGCTTTATGACGCTTGAATGGGGCAGGTTTACCCCTTCAGCGATCTGCAATGTGGTGGTGAACGGTTGGCCGTTCTGGATGACAACGAGTTCGTCTTTGGGTACGCTTTGACGCGCCATGATTCACACCTCTAACTAGGTTGATGATTGGAAGTGTCCGGTCTCGCCCCCACAGCAAGGCCGGATGCGCCCCTAAATTAGCAGATTTTTAGCTTCCAGGAAGCCGCCTAGACAATCGGCGCGCCCCCTTGATTTGTGTTTGGGGCGGGAATCGGGAAAGGAGCCCGCATTTCCCGCTCATGCTTCTCTTGCTCGCGCTCGTTCTTCTCGGTTTCGATGGCGAGCCTCGCAAGTTCTGCATCGATATCAAAGTCCTTGCGCCGCTGTTCGTTTGGATCGGGCTGTTGCATCTGCTCCGGTTTGAGAAGCGCCATCCGTTTCGTTTCTGCATCAAATTGCTGAATTTGCAAAGCACCCGCTTTGATGTTCAGTTCGCCCTCTTTCAACGCTCTTTCATCTGTCGCCTGCTGAAGCGCCGCCTGGAGCTGCATCATCTGCTCTTGCATCTGCTGCATTTGCTGTTGTGCGGCGATCATTTGCGGGTCCATCTCTTCGCCGTCAGTAGCCGCCAAGACTTGCGGGGGCAGCGCTGATTTCAGTCTTGCGGAGATTTCGTCTGTGTAGGGGAAATCAGCCAAGCGAACCAGCAGATCCCCGGCGAGCTGACCGATCTGCGGCATCGCCTGCACGAGTTGCGTCAGCGCGTCAAAGCCCTCCTGTCTTTTCGTACTGTAGCTAGGGCCTGATTGGGCTACAACGTCGTAACGACCAACAGCAAGGTTGTAGATTTTCCGAACCTCCCCGGTTTCCTCTTGAACTTCGGTCATTGCCTGGGGCTGCTGTGGATCATGTTCCGCGTGGGAAACTTCCCCATCCTCCCCAAGAACCCGAAGAATCCGGCGAGAATCAAAAACCCGCGGAATCATCTCGATCAGGATCCGCCCGGCGTGCGCTACGCTCTTAGCGAGATTGTCTTGGAAATGGCTTGTCGCTATTGCTCCTTGTTCTTGCAATGACCTTATAGCTCTTCCTGACTGATCGGGCCCCTGGCCTTTTCCGATTGTGGGATCTTCCATGCCCACCGCAGCGCGGATGCCGTCCAATGCGACGTTCATTTGTTCGGTGTACCCGGTCGGGATCGGCGGGGGTGGCTGCCGGTTCGGTGCGGGCAGCACCGTTCCGCCGAGCGTGACGGGCTCGTATTCCAGATAAGCGTGGTTCTTGCTGTTGGCGGTTGACCACTTGTCCTCGAAGCCTTCAAAGACGCCAGCCGGGCCCACCCAGGGCACCTTGGGCTGTAAGGCGATCTGCTCGGCCACGGCGGACAACCAGAAATTGAGCAACATCTGCGGCGACTTGGCGGCGCGCACGAGTCCGTTAATCTCGTGCCGTCCCTCGATCCAGCTTTCTTCCCCGTACACCGGAATGATGGGGATGTAGCTCGTCGGCAGCTCCCCGGTTTCGAGGATCTGATTCCCGGCGATCTTGGTCCAACTGCAGCGCTTGCGGGTCGTCTTGCGGGCCTGTTGGGGCTGGTCCTCGGGGGTCAGCTCATCGGCCCAGACCGTGCGCCCGTCCACCGTCAAGACGAGTTCGGCGGGGGTCTCGGTCAGTTCGAAGAACTCGGCCACGCGGATGCTGTCCTCATCCATCCAGTCACGGTCCCCGGTCGTGCCTTCGGCCCAATCCTGCAGTTCGGTGTCCGGGTAATCGCGCTCGAACTGCGTCCGGGGGATGTTCTCCACGATCATGGCGGCCTTGGCGTCCGAGCCATCCGGCTCGACGCTCCAGGGGTCGAAGTAGACCTTGAAGGGATCGGGCACCAGGCGAAACGCGATGTCCTGATCCCAGGTGTCATCGGCCACGTACTTGGTATGCAGCCCGAAAAAACCCCTACCGCAGTCCACCGCATACTCGACGGCTTTGTCGAGGGCGTTGGCGGCTCGTGACACGTTCTCAATATTGCGGATCACCCCCTGCAGCACGTCAGCGGTCTTTTTGTCGGCGCTATCATCCACCGGCCGCACCTTGATCGCTGGCGTGTTCTGCCGGATCTGGTTGATCACGCTGGTGCGATACCGTTTGATGCGGTTGTCCGTCAACATCGGGCGTTCTTGCCCAGGGATGTTCCTGGCATCGCGCGCATAGGTCGGCCACTGCTCCACGCCGCCGATGCGGACGAACTTGAGGTCGTCAAGCATCTCGGCCCGCACCTTGGCCTCGAAGTCACTGGTAGTGCGCCACCATTCTCTGACCCGCGCCAGGAACTCGTCTTCGGTTTCGGCCTTGGCCGTTGCTTTTGCCATGTCGCCTCCCGGCGAGTTGTGGTAGGTCAGCCCGTCAACTTATGGGCCGTTCTGGTTTTCCTAAGTTGCGCTCCGCAGAGGCGTGAGCAGGTTTCTGGCTTGGCGCGATACTTGTTCTGTGTGAACTCTTTACCACAAATAGGGCAGTTGGCGGTCTTGACGTATAGCCCATCCCTTCTGACCACTCTTTCAATGCAGCGCCTTGAGCAGTAACGCATACCATCCCTTGATCTTTTTGTCTCACAAAAAGACAGCACCGGCCCACCACATCCGGCGCAGGTTCCAACAGGCTTGCGCTCCGCAGTCTCCCATTGCTTGATCGCCTTTTCTGAGTGCCACTTACGCCCCTCCTCGCTGCCATGCCATTTGCTTGCCGCGGGTCTTGCTTTATTGCGCAAGTTTTCGCGGTACGTTTCTATATTCTCCCCTTTGTGCCGCTCTCCGTGCTCCTTGGGTGAGAGGCATTCAAGGTTTGAAATGTCATTGTTAGACCAATCGCCGTTGACGTGGTGGATGTGATGCCCTGGTGGGATTGGCCCCTTAAAGAACTCCCACACCACACGATGAAGCGCCTTGCGATCTCGAACGCGCTGGAAATACCGTTGGTGGTTCTTTTTGTCTGCGGCCGGGTATCTTCGATACACCTCGCCGTTGAATTCGATCTCGGTCGGGTACATTTGTTTTCCTGTAATAGAACACACCAAAGCATTATATTACTGATCGGCACAAAGCCCAAACGAAAGCACTTATCCTGATAGATCATCAGCCCATCCAAGAGGAAGCGGCTTGATTCATCCCGCTGCGCTTTTCGCGCGCGGGCTTGTCGTCTATCGAAACGGCCAGGTACCTAAAAGAGTCCGCTCCGTGACTTGCAAAGTCGTGAACAGGGCGCGTCTTCAGCTCCCCAAGTTGCTGATTGTAGTCTCGGCGATAGTGGCGCAGGCATTCCAACAGCCTGGCCGCTTTGGTCGCGTCGAACCACACCCGCGGCATGAGCATTCGAGCGGCGTTTATGCCGTCCTCCAGTCCGATGTTCGGGACCAGCACAAACTTGATACCCAGCGATGCCGCCGTCTCAATCCGGCTTTTCCCTGAGCCCAGCTCGCGCACTTGGATGTCATGCGGCGCGTAGTGGTTTCCGTACACGTAGCCGCGGGCCTGCAGCACCCCAGCATAATGCGGCAGCCCTTCGCCTTGCGCCTCGTAGTAGTCGATCACCCACACCTCTCGCCCATTGCGCTGGTAGAAGGTAATGGAGGTCGAATCGCTGACTCCCAAGTCCCAGGCGGTATGCACGGGCAAGCGTGGATCGTAAGGCACGCGCCCAATGCGGTCGCCTTCATAGGCCGCTTGGAGTTCGGTGCGGTAAATCTGGCCGGGAATATCGATCACGTCCCAGCGCCCATACAGGAGCTGCTGCTTCTCCGCTTCGGGCAACTGCGCCAGGTTGGCTTGATACTCAGGGCCGAGGTGCGGGTTATCCGTCACCCGAGCCGGAATGAACCGGCGCCGGATGATGCGTTCCAGCGTGGTTTTATCGTCCATCTGCACCGTCTCCCGCACCGAGAAGCGCGTGGGGAGGCCGGTCGGGGCGATCTGCCAGCGCGCCATCACCCACTGATGCCCTACCCCGCCAGGGTTGCAGGTCGCCCGCATCATGACCTTAAGGCTTGGGTCCGAGGTCCGGAGGCGGGAGAACAGGTAACGGTAAACGGTGTCGGTTGCCCATTGCGTCAGCTCATCGAAGCCGATCCAGGTGTATTCCTGGCCCTGGTATTGATACCGATCCGCTTCGCGTTCGGCATAGCCGAAGTAGAGTTTGGCGCCAGAGGGAAACCGCCACTCTCGTGCGGTTTCGTTGTAGGACGCGCCAGGAACCGCGATGGGATACAGCAGGCGCGACTTGTCGATGATGTCGCGGAGCTGGGGGAAGGTTTGGCGGATGATCAGCGCGCGGTAGTTGGAATTCCAGACGGCATCCTGCCACCCACCGAGCGCATCCAGCAGCAGACTCCAGCTTTTCCCGCCACCGGCTGCGCCCCCATAAAGCACTTCATCCTCAGGCGCCGCTAGGAACTCCTTCTGTTTCGTCGTCGGCTCGTATTCGATCTTTTCCAGGGAGAATGATGTATCCCCGCTTTTCTGACTCGCGCTGTTTGTTGTCTGCACCGTAGATACCTGTATGGCGGGCCAACTTCTCTAGGGCGTCGAGTTTGCTGTTCAGTTTGAGGCGAATGGATCCGCCGTCTTTGGTGCGGGTTTCGCTCACCTCGGCGATCATGGCCGCGTCATCGTCGGTCAGGGTGCTGGAGTCGATCAGCTCCACCCCGCCCGGCCCCCAACTCATCACCCGCCGCGGATCGGCGAAGGCTACCTTGGCTATTTCCAGAACCACCCGGTCAGCGGTGATGCCGGTTCGAGCGCTGCGAGCCCTGATGGCTGCTTGTATTGCGTCCTGAATTGGAGTTTTTTGGAGCAACTGATAGCCGATGAATCCGGCTTGTTTTGGGCTGTAGCCAGCTCGCTTGGCTGCGTCAGTAGCGCTTAGGTCGATGATGTACTCTTCAACAAAGCGCTGTTGCCGTTCATTCACTCCCGCCCTCCGCCTGCCCTAGTTGATGCTCCACCACCGACAGATCAATACTCGCCTGCCGGGCCAGGTGCCACACCTCCGAGTTCTCGCGCTGAATCGATTCGATCAGGCGGCGCGTGGAGCGCAACAGGCGGGTCATAGCTTCGCGGTCTACGGTCATCGTTTCAGTTTCTCGTGGCATTCTTTTTCCACTTCTCGGATCAGTTCAAGTGCCTGACCGGCTTCCTGCTCGCGCCGGTCTAGGCGTGCGGCCAGGCTGGCTAACCGTTCCTCGGCGAGCGGGAGGATGCCGCGGGCCATAACCGTTCGGATGCCTTGCTGTTCTTCCAGGGCTTTCTCTATTTTCGTCTCCAAACGCGACCCCCAAACAATCCCGCCGATCAAGACCACGGCCAGCGATAGCAGCGCTTGCAGGTCGCTGAACGTCCGCAGCCGGAACCGACTATCCGCCTGCGCCTGGATCTGCTCGGCAACGAACTTGTAGATAACATGGGGCGGGGGTATTTGCCTGCGCTCATTCTCCCCATCCCAGCCGTTATCACTCATCCGCGTCCCTTTGTTTGCGGTCGCTGGTCATCATCCCGAGGCCGCCTGCGACCATGCCCGCGGTAGCGAAGATTTGCGCGCCGGTTTCCCATTGGTTGTGCCAGAACGCCCACAAGGCCGACACCGATCCCAGCGTCCACACCACCCCGCGGATCGTGGAATTTTCCGTCAAATGGTCGAGCAAATGATCAGCGTTCATCGGCCATGTATCTCCCGGTCTGCATCTGGTTCGCCAACTCCCGCGCGCGTTTGCCGACTTGCCCTGCCCATTTGGACTTCATCATGCGATCGGCGGCTTGGGCATACTGCCCCAGGCGGACATGCTCAAGCGTTTGCTTGAATGCCAGCAGTCCCGCCACGCCGAGATTGAAGCCCATATTCAGCAACACGTCCCGGCGCACGTCATCGAGGCTCGTGAACCAGGGCAAATGCTCACAGAGGGCATCCTCGACTTCCTTTAGGTCGTTGCGAAAGATCAGCATGATTTCATCCTCGCGCAGCCCCTTCGCATCGAGGTTGTGGCCTACCCCCACGGTCAAGCATCCCGCCGTGCACCGGTACGGTTTTGCCCTCACCCCCTCATGCCGGATCAACTGCTTTTCGAGGGCGTCGAGTTCCTTCATTTCTCGATCGGCCGATTGCCGGGCACCTCGCGGCAATTCTTCACGATCCCGGCCACGACTTCACACACCAAAGCCGCCCCTGACGCCGCTTGGTACAGCACCGTCGGTGGCACCCCGCAGCCTGACAGACTCAGGGCAAGCAAGGCTGCGTAGATGTGGGGCATTTCAGGTTCTCCGGTGGCCAGTTGCTACCCGGTGAGTTCAGGAACGGCAGCACGCGCGTTGTCACGTAATTGCCCTGTCCGCGCCAGCCATCACCCCAAGACAGGGACGAGACGCCAATCGTCTGCGTGGCCCATTCAAAAATTGTCTTTTCCGCCTGCGGCATGGTCGGCGATATCTGGCTCTGCTGGGCTTGGGGGATCGTGGGCACGATGCCCCTCTGCCTGATTTCTTCCAGCGTCCCGCCGAATTTCTTCCCTGGCACGGTATCCGGGTGCGTGAAAGCGCACCCGCCTATCGCGGCGATCGCATTGCCGAGCCGGGGGAACTGCGAGGCATCGGGGAGCATATTCAAACCCGTGGCCACGAGTGTCGAAGGAAACGCCTTTTTCGTCTCCGCAGCAGCCCGGATGAGTTGGTCGATGTGCACGGTCGGGTTGGTGTAGTCGGGCTGCTTGGGCGCGCCTTCCAGGGCGCTCTCGCCATCTCCCACCGTCACGGCCCACAGCCTGGCATCGCTGTCGTATTTCTTGCCGAGCGCGCGGTAGAGGTCGATGAAGTGATCGACGCACTTCGGGAGGTACCACTTGAGGGCCAGCCCTTTGATGTCTTTGGGGTCTGGGGTTTTCTGCTGCAACATCCCGAACGTGCAGCCCTCGGTGGACAGGTAGTCCGGCATGTTCCCGCCGCGCTCGTTGGCAAACGAGCGGTCTTGGATCTTGATCTGGAGCTTTTTGCCCTGCGCTCCCACCGCGCCTAGGAACTGATCGATCTGGGCGAAGTCGTAAACCTTGCGCCCGGGTTCCAGCTCCCGCCAGTTGATGTAGAGCAGCAGCCCTCGCATTTTCGGATGAGCCAATGCCGACTTGAACGGTTCCCGATCCCAGGCTTTTGGCCCGGCATAGGCCGCCGACTTGATCGTCTGGTAGTGGCCCGGAAACCACTTGGTCCCCACCTTGGGCGGGGGCACCACCACGGCATCGAGGGCAACCGAGAGGGGGTTTTGCGTAGACCGGATGCGCACGGTGGTCGCTTGGTCGTTGGTGATTACGACGGCGCGCGACTGACCGGGGGGTAGGTCGAAGGCAGCAGGGTCGAGGGTTAGAGCGGGGGTCGTCCCCGCCACCATCACCAGCGCAATCAAAATTCTATGCATCGCTCGCCCTCGGTTGCTCGCGTGAGTTTACACCACATCTCGTAGGGTTTTGCAAAGCGGGCACTAGATGTTGTGGTTTGATTGCCTCCACCATTGCGATTCGCTCACCGATCCAGCGCACCACCGGAACGGCAAAACTATTTCCAAGCGCCTTGTACCTCGGCCCATCCGGGCAGGCTTCGGCCGACTTGTTGCGGTAGGGAATGCGGGTGTAATCGTCTGGGAAGCCCTGCAAACGCTCGCACTCGATCGGTGTTAAGTGGCGCACATGACTACCTATCACTGCCCCGTTGTGTCGTCGGCTGCCGTTGTTGCTGTCGAGCGTTGCGCGTGTGTCGCCAGATCGCACACCGGATTGGCTTGATTGGAAAGCCACGGCCGCAATCGGCGCGGCGCGACTACGATCTGAACTCGTGGTTAGCGGTCGTGCTGTTTGGCATTCCTCAAACTCACCGGTTTGGTAATCGCTGGCCATAAACGCCCCCGGCACCAACGGCGTTCCCCGTCCCGTGCCGTCCTCGCTGGCGTCGAAGCCTTCGGCGCGTAGGAAGTGCGCCACAAGATTCTCGTGGCTGTCTTGAGCCCTCGCGCGCAAAGTGCCAAGTCCTTCTTGCCAAAATCCGTTGCCCGTCATGTGGCACGGCACCAGCGTCGTCGTTTCGTAATCCTGACGACTGCCCTCGCCCGTTGTGTCACAACGGGCGATCAATCCGCCATCAAGGTCTAAGTCTGTCCCGAGTCCGCCGCCGCCTTGAGTGCGTGCGCTAATGGTGGGGGCAACTCCTTTCCCCGCTTCTCGGCTCGGCGCAGGATGCCCCGACAGGCTGTGGGGCTCAAAAAGTACCGCGGCGGGACGGTGCCAGTCTCCAAGATATCCGACAACGAAGACGCGACGGCGCCGCTGTGGAACTCCAAAGTATTGAGCGTCAAGGATTCGGTAAGCCCACCCATACCCGAGTTGCCCCAGCGCCCCGAGGAAGGCACCAAAGACCCGTCCTTGGTCGATGGACAGTACTCCGGGCACGTTCTCCCATACCACCCACTTGGGCCGATATTGTGCAACCACCGCAAGATAGGTAAGGGTGAGGTTGCCGCGCGGATCGCTAAGTCCCTGCCGGAGTCCGGCGACGGAAAAGGCCTGGCAGGGGCTTCCTCCCACAATGATGTCTGGATTGGTTTCTGGCCATTGTTCATGTTGGCTCACGTCTCCCAGGTTCGGCACGTCGGGGTAATGGTGCGCCAGCACTGCGCACGGAAAGGGCTCAATCTCAGCCACTGCGGCGCATTTCCAGCCGAGCGGGCGCCATGCCACGCTGGCCGCTTCGATCCCGCTGAATAGGCTCATGAAGCGCATCAGATCGCCCCGAACGGTCTGGACACAATCGCCAGATGCCGCAGCAGCTCCGTCTCAGGCGTCGGCCACGGTGCCTCCGGATCGGCGTAAGGTCCGCGCTTGGCGCCCTTCCGGGCGCAGCGCCAGCAGACGGGATCGAGGCGCATCCGATCGGCCCGGCGCGAGAAGGGTTGATTGCAGCACCGCGAGAACCCCTCGGCGAAATAGTGCCCCTTGCGGTACGCGAGTTCGGTCACGGTGTAGGCGCCCTGCTCGCCGAGTAGGTGTGTGGGGGGGTTAGGCTTCGGCGGCATGGAACAGATCCACCGTTTTCATGCTGTGGCAATAGGGGCTGAACCAACAATCGCCACGGTTTAAGTTATTTGGTACACTGCCCACATGAGAAACAAATCTGGGCAATTTTTGGCGGGGGCTGTCTCGGAGCACCGGGCAGCGCTGGGGTCCGTTCGGATCAGAACCCGACACAAGCGCGGAGGTGAAAAGCGCGCTTACGTGAAGGTTGCGGAGCCCAATGTGTGGCGTCTTCGCGCTCACGTCGTTTGGGAGTCGGTGAATGGCCAGATTCCGCGGGGGATGGTCTTGCACCACGTCAACGAAGACAAAACCGATGATGCTCTGAGCAATCTTGCTTTGGTGACCAAGGCGGAACACCTTGCGCTGCATCGAGATGAATATTCCGAGCGCATCACCGCGAACTTCACCGTCCGGCGCCAGGAATTGCGGTGGTCTACCAAGAGCAAAACCAAGAAAACCGGAAGGCACCCAAAAAACTGCGAATGCCCTTTGCATCGCTCGCCGCAATAGGCTGGGCGCCTTCATGTTTTTACCCCCCGAATGACGTTCAGCTCGATCAGCCGCCCGCCGTACTCGTCTCGCAAGCGCTGCTTGCATTGCTCGACCGTCTCCCCTGGTCGGGGCATCTCGGTTGAGTGCCCTGGCAGCGGTTTTTTGTTTGAGCCCATCAGGCGGTAGCGCAGGATTTCCACAGCCATTCCCGTATCAGTTTCCCAATTGCGTTGAACCTTGCGTCTCTCAGGCGCCTTCCTGGGCCATTCCCTAGCCACTTCCCCGCTCAAATTTCCCACCGACGTAGTTTTCCAAGATTTCCCGCCCCTGATCGACCCCATACGCCACCTCGGCCCGGTAGCCCTGACCGGCGAGGCGGGCGAGCCACAAGCGTTGCTCCGTCCTGACCGAGCACCATGTGGATCCGGTCGGCTTCATCTCGACCGCCAGCCCGTGGTAGATCCCCGAGGGCAACAGCAGCAGCAGATCCGGAAACCCCGCCGAGACCCCCATTGCCTTCAGCCGGCCGGCCTCGCGCTTGCCGCGCAGGCCGCCGTTGGGGACGTGGATCAGCGAGCGGGCTTGCTGCGGATAGGCCAAGCGAAACCACTCGACCACCGCCATCTGCTCGCGGTCCTCATGCCGCGGGGTCCGGATCCGCTTCGGCGCGGCGAAGAAGTCACGCTGCAGGGCGGTCTTAGCCATCGAGCTTCCGCCCGTGAGTCATCGCGACCGCCAAGTCCATCAGCGTGACGGCGCTGAGGCGGATCTGATCAGGGGTGACTCCCGGCCGAACCCGAATCCCGTCCGGGCCGATGATCAGCCAGCAGGCATCGATCGCGGCCTTGGTCTCCGCGGGGGTCGAGAGCGTGCGGGTGATGCTATCCACGCCGGTATCTCCGGGGCTTTCGCGGCGTTGGTTCTGGCTTGGGTTGCTTCTCGAACACCCCCTGCGTGTAAGCGTCGGCCTCGAAGCGAATGGTGATCGCCGTGGGTTTGCCGAAGGCTGCCGCGATAGCGCGCAGCCAAGCCGCTTGCTGGGGGTCTATGTGGACCAGTTCGGCGAAGGCTTCCTGCTTGTTCATTGGTAGAGCGTTTTCTGTTTCAGATCAAACGCCGCACCGTCTTTCAGGCATTCAAGTAGCGCCTCTGTGTCTTCATAAAATAGCCAGGTTGCCATGTCTTCTATGCGGACCAAGTGATAGCCCCATCCGTCGTTCCATTCGTCCTCAAGGTAGAACATGGTTTTGACCATGTACCACCCTGGCTCTGGGTTGGCGATGATCTCGCCTGACTCGAAACCACCCTTCAAAACGCCGTTAAAGAACATCCCCACTAAGCCGTCGCTCTCTTTACTCATCTCTCTATATCTCTCTTGTGTGTGTGTGTTAGGGAAGGGTGAAAGGGGTAGGAAAGGTGATACAACCGATAGAGCTGGTGTAGCTGGTACAGCCGGTACAGCCGGTACAACTGAGGGATCAAGGGGTTAGTGTCCATGGGTGGATCGGGTTGTACCGGGTTATACCGGGTTATACCAGAGGGGGTGTCTACCCGGTATAACCGAGGGATCATAGACTTAGGCCCTATTTGGGGGGGTGTTGTACCGGTTGTACCGGTATACGTATACGCGCGCGGTATACCGTCATTCTCGGACCAGATAGCCATCATCAGTCCACTCGATCAGCCCCGCGTTCCGTAACTTTCCGCACAGGCTGTAAACGGCGTTCCACTCCTTGCAGCCCTTCACAATCGTGGCCCCCGGATAAAGCAACGCCGCTAGTTCCGGCCCACGAATCGGCCCGTGTTCGCGGATCGCCACGAAGACCTTCTTGCGCTCGGGACTCATGCCGACGTGCGGCCCTTCATCGGTCATCGTCCATTGCTTGACCTCGCTGTCCCAATACAGCTCAAAGCGGCTTTCCACCACATCCCTCCCGGTGACATGCAAAACCGCTTCATTGCCGCCGCGGGGGCGCTGTAGCGCCCAGACGTTATCTACCCCACCGGCAAGCCCGTTGCTGCCGCTAATCAGGTCAAGAACGTCGTCGCTCTTGTTCTTGTTGGTGTGATGAATCAGCACAAACGCGGTCTTCGGATGCTTGGCGGCCAATTCAATAAACGGGCGCCCGACCGCATAGTCGTTGTTGTAAACCTTGTCGCCGTTCTTCTCTTCCGAGCGGATCATCTTGATGGTGTCAACGATGATCAGCCGGTAATCGAACTCTTGAAGGAGTGCGTCTAGATCGGCCGCGAGGTCTTCATCCAAGCGCGGGCTGCTGGTTTCGTAGTAAAAATCAGCGGGGCATTTGCCGCCCCGTAATGACTCATTCAGGCGCCGCTTAATCCGGCGTTCGTTGTCTTCCAGGGCCATGTAAAACGTGGCGCCTGGATCGCACTGGATGCGCCCGAACATATATCCCCCCGCGGCGATCGACACCCCCATATCCATGGCGAGATAGCTCTTTCCAGCCTTGGGCGGCGCCACCAACAGCGTCACCCCTGCCGGTAAAATGCTCGGGATAACCCACATCAACTCGGGCATTTCCTTACAAAGCAGGTCGCGCGCCTTCTTTGGTCTGAATCGTTCCTTTTTTGGCCTCTTGGGTGGTTCTTCTTCCGTCTTGGGCGTTTTCTTCGCTGCTTCCTCCGGTTCCCGTCCGCTCTGCAACGCCCAAACGGTCTTCGGATCGAGGTCAAGAGCCTGCAGGAACTCCCCTTGCTCGCGGTTCTCGCAATGACTGTGAAGGCAATGGAACTTGCCAAAGCGCACCCCGCCGAAGTTTGGCAGCAGGTACACCGTGGCAGTGTCACCGGATACGCTGGTGTGTGAGTCGCCGCAGGGACAATGCACCGCGAACTTGCCGGCGCTCAGTTCCTTTTTGATCATGTTCCGCGCGGCCAGGGCCGTCAGCACCGGGTCGCCTTCCGCTATCGCTGCGGCGCGCTGATCGGCGCGGTATTCCTCGATCGCTGGGGGGGCCTTTGCCAGCAGCTCGTCAACGTCGAGCGGTTCGCCATCGCTGCGCCAGATTTTCGAGGTCGTTACCGGCGTAAACACCGGCTGCTCGGATCGGTACACGCTCGCGTCAAGCTGGATGTGGGCGCCAAAGCGCGCTTCGAGTTCCGCCTGGATCACCAGGCCCACCCGCCGACACTCTTCGCGGGTCATGTCGCGGGAAGCGTTGATAATGGCGCGGGCGCGGGGCTTTGCTTCGGTGTGTGAGGCGGTGGTGTAGCCAAAATAGTCGTAGCGGCTCAGATACAGACACACATCCTGAAACGTCTCAGGGCCGTCGATCAGGTCGAAATCGAGCGGGAGCCATTCCCGCGGGAGTGCGCCCTCTTTCTTGCGCCGGCCGTCGCCGTTGAACGGCGCGGCCACGTAGGTCATGCCCTTGCGGGGTGAACGCAGCGCCAAGACCCTTTCTTGAAAATCCCGGAACGTCTCGGCCGTTTCGTTGACCGGGTGATTATCAAAGGTGTTCTGCCCGACGCTGTAATGAATCATGAGTGCGCCCGCTCGTGACACTCACGGCACAGGGCGACCAACTCGAACAGCAGTTCATTGAAGACGTGCTTATACGTCAGGTGATGCACTTCCGTGGCAGCGCAGGCCCGACAGCCTTCGCAGCGCCCCTCACTGCGTTCCAGCACTAGCCGGCGTTTCAATCGCCATTGCGGCGTCTGCAGGTAGTTTTGATAGCGCTCCGTGTGTTCGATCCGCTCATCATCCACCGCGGCCATGCGCTCAAAGCGCGCCGCCTCATAGACGGCCACCCGTTGTGCGTTCCAATCGGCGCCGAGGGTGTCATTCCATGTTGGGCAGAACTCCAAGGTGTTGTTCTGCTGCTCCAGCATCTCCGCGGCTTTGCTCTTGGCGATCGCCGCCGAGGTCGCCATGCCGCAGCGTAAGCATTGCTTGTAATAAGCCTTGGATCCGTTCGAGAGGGTGCGAACCACCAATTGATCATGCCGGTGTTCGCAATCAAGAGACGTTCGGTCAAGCATCGGGGTCTTCCGTGTTGGTTATCAGGTCGTCGTCTATGCCGGCTGTACGCTCCCACTCCCCGCACGGCTCGACCGCGAGGCGTCGATGCCAGAGGCACATCAGGCGCGGCTCGCCGTCCACCCACTGACTAAGGCTGTGGGCGCAGTGGGCGCAGCGTCTCAATTCTCTTTCGGCCACAGGTCTGGTCTCAGCTTGTGCTTGGGGATCTGAAAAACCTTGTGAATTTGTAAGGCTCTCTCAGCCGGGAGGGTGGTCGTTTCCCACTTATAGGTTGCTATCGGGCTGATCCCCAATTGCCGCGCAAAACCAGCGCGGCCGTGGGTTGCGACAAGTTTTTTCAATTCCTTCAGAGCCGAAGCACGGATCTTTGGGCCTTTTGGGGCTGCCATAAAATTTACCTCAATGGTTGGTCGGCAGATAGTAGCGCAAAAACGCTTGCGTGTGGCCCTTACTTAAAGTTATCATTCGGCTCCACTCAACGCACCGGACCACTTCCATGCAAGCCCTAACCGCCTTCCTCACCCTGACCGCTTGGGCGGTCTTGTTCACCATCGCGGTCTTTGGCTCGGCGGGGTGGTTGTGACTGACGAACAACATCATCACGTCAGGCTAATGCTGCAGCTCAACGACTTCATCCGCGCCTGGTATTGGGCCATCGATAACCGCCCGGGTATGACGCCGGGCGTTATCGCTTGGATGTGGCAAAGGCTTCTCGATCTGGACGAGGCCGAACTGTGATCACAATGCCCGCCGAGGAACTGTTAAGCGTCTTGCGCGAATTGGTCGAAGCAATCGACTTAACGCACTGGTCAAGCTGGCAAACGACGGCCAAGTTCGACGGCCCATTGCAAAACGCACGAGACGCCATTGCGCGGGCTCGGGCTGATGAAGAACGGACCGCGCCATGATCACGATGCCGAGCGCCGAATACCACCGGCGCCCCGAGGTCAACAAGTCGCTGCTGGACCTCATCGAAGCCGCCCCAGCCAAGGCTAAGGCGCGCCTCGATGGCGCGCCATCCGAGCCCACCCCGGCGATGCTGCTCGGCACTGCGTTTCATGCCGCGGTGCTGGAGCCGGAGACGCTCATCAAGTCCCCGGAGTTCAACAAGCGGTCCAAGGAAGGCAAGGCGGAAGCCGAAGCCTTCGCCCAGGAACACGCCGGCAAGGTCATCGTAGACCCCGACACCTTCGCCACCGTCCAGGGGATGCGCGAGGGCGTCATGCGCCACCCGGTGGCAAGGCGGATTTTCGACGACGGGATCCCCGAGCAATCGTGCTTCGCGG